GGGATAAGAGATGAATATATTCTTTGCGCAAAGGATCCAAGTCACTTTATGCGTAAGTACTGTAATATCCAACATCCTCAACGCGGGCGAGTTATATTTAATTTATACCCGTTCCAGGCTAAAGTATTAAATCTATGGAAAGAAAATCAATATTCTATAGTACTAAAATCTAGACAGTTAGGTATATCAACATTAGCAGCAGGATATTCTTTATGGTTAATGACTTTTCATAAAGACAAAAACGTACTTTGTTTAGCTACCAAGCAGGAAACTGCTAAAAACATGGTAACTAAAGTAAAATTTATGTATGACAATTTACCATCATGGTTAAAAGTACCACATGAAGAAAATAATAAATTAACATTAAGATTAACTAATGGATCACAAGTTAAAGCGGTATCAGCAGCTGGTGATGCAGGTAGATCTGAAGCAGTATCTTTATTAATAATAGATGAGGCTGCATTTATTGAAAATATCGAACCAATTTGGGCCTCAGCTCAACAAACCTTAGCTACAGGTGGTGGAGCAATTGTATTATCAACTCCATTTGGTACAGGTAACTGGTTCCATAAAACATGGGTTGAAGCAGAATCTCAAAATAATGACTTTTTACCAATTAAATTACCTTGGTATGTACATCCAGAACGAGATGAAAGTTGGAGAAAAGAACAAGATAGAAAATTAGGTGATCCTAGATTAGCAGCTCAAGAATGTGACTGTGACTTTACAACATCTGGTGATGTAGTATATTATCCTGAACATCTTGAATATATGAGTACTACTCATGTAGTTGATCCAATGGAAAGAAGAGGAGTAGATAGAAATTTATGGATATGGGAATCCCCAGATTATACAAGAAATTACATAGTATCAGCTGACGTTGCTAGAGGAGATGGAAAGGATTATTCAGCATTCCATATATTTGATTTAGAGACTAATGCACAAGTAGCTGAATATAGAGGACAAATATCCCCTAAAGAATTTGGATATATGTTAGTAGGTATAGCTACCGAATATAACGAAGCAATGTTAGTAGTTGAAAATGCAAACATTGGTTGGTCGACATTAGACTCAATTATAGAAAGAGGATATAGAAATCTATATTATTCATCTAAGGGTGACTCTTCAGCTTCTGATTCGTATCTTAGTCAATATGAAGATCAATCAAAAATGACACCTGGTTTTACTATGTCATTAAGAACTCGCCCATTGTTAATTAACAAAGGAAGAGAATATTTTGGTGATCACAGTGTTATACTTAGATCAAAACGTTTAATAGAAGAAATGAAAGTATTTATTTGGAGAAACGGAAGAGCAGAAGCACAATCAGGGTACAATGACGATTTAGTTATGTCTTACAGTATAGCAATGTACGTTAGAGATACAGCATTAAAGAATAAACAACAAGGAATAGAATTAACTAAAGCAGCAATAAACAATATATCAAGACCAAATCAACAACAAGGGGCTTACTTCGCATCGGGAAAGGATAATCCATACTCAATGACTGTAGGCAACAATCAAAGTGAAGATATTTCTTGGTTACTCTAAAAATAAAAAATGGCAAATACAGACATATTTTCAAGACTAAAAAGATTATTTTCAACAGATGTAATTATCCGAAATGAGGGTGGAAACGACATTAAAGTAATTGATGTTAACTCTATTCAAAATAGTGGCCAATATCAAACTAACTCATTAGGTGATCGATATAGTAGAATTTATTCTCAAAACGCTACTTCACTTTATGGACAACAATTAAATGTCAATTATCAGTACTTAAGAGCACAATTATACTCTGATTATGACGTAATGGATACTGATGCTATTATAGCTTCAGCATTAGATATCATCGCTGATGAATGTTCATTAAAGAATGAAATGGGTGAAGTATTACAAATTCGTAGTTCAGATGAAGATATACAAAAAATATTATACAACTTATTCTATGATGTTTTAAATATAGAATTTAACATGTGGTCATGGGTTAGACAAATGTGTAAATATGGAGATTTTTTCTTGAAATTAGATATTTCAGAAAAATTTGGAGTATATAATGTTATTCCTTACACTGCATATCATATCATGCGTCAAGAAAATTATGATATAAAAAATCCACAATCAATAAGATTCAGATTTAGTCCAGATGGTTATGTTGGTGGTACAGGACAATTTACAGTTCCTAATCAACAATTTGACGAAACAAATGGTATATATTTTGATAATTTTGAGATGGCTCATTTTAGATTATTAACGGATGTTAACTACCTTCCCTATGGTCGTTCATATCTTGAACCAGCTCGTAAATTATTTAAACAATATACATTGATGGAAGATGCTATGTTAATTCATAGAATTTCCCGTGCACCTGAAAAACGTGTATTTTATATAAATGTTGGTGCTATTCCTCCTAATGAAGTAGAAAACTTTATGAAGAAGACAATCACTACAATGAAAAAAACTCCATATATGGATCATCAAACTGGTGAATATAATTTAAAATACAACATGCAAAACATGTTAGAAGATTTTTACATCCCAGTTCGTGGTAATGACACATCAACTAAAATTGAAACAACCAAAGGTTTAGAGTATGATGGTATTAAGGATGTTGAATATTTAAGAGATAAGTTATTTGCTGCCCTTAAAGTACCTAAAGCATTTATGGGTTACGAAAAAGATTTAACTGGTAAAGCAACATTAGCAGCTGAAGATATTCGTTTTGCTCGTACAATTGACAGAATTCAACGTATTATATTATCTGAATTAAATAAAATAGCATTAGTACATTTATATACTCAAGGCTTTATTGGTGAATCATTAACTAATTTTGAAATTTCATTAACAACTCCATCAATTATTTACGATCAAGAACGTATTGCGTTAATGAAAGAAAAAGTCGATTTAGCTAAAAATATTATGGAAGCCCAATTATTACCAACTGATTGGATATATCACAATGTGTTTCACTTTAGTGAAGACCAATTTGATGAATATAGAGATTTAATATTACAAGATGCTAAACGCAAATTCAGATTGGGTCAAGTAACTGAAGAAGGTAATGATCCATTAGAAACAGGTAAATCTTATGGTACACCACATGATTTAGCTTCATTATATGGTAAAGGTAGAACAATATCTGACCCAGGAAATGTACCAGCTGGATATGAAGATGATACTACTTTAGGACGTCCTGAAAAAAAAGTGTCAAATATTAATACACAAGATAATGTATTTGGTAAAGATAGATTAGGTAGAGATTCAATGAAAAACGATGATCAACAAAAATATAATGGTAAAATTAACGAGAATGCTCAAATTACATATCTAAAAAATAAACAATTCTTAACTGAATTGGATAAAAAATTAGTATTTCAAACTGATAAAGCTAAAGAATCATTGTTAGATGAAAATCGACTTTCATAGTCGATAAAAATAATTCTACAATATATAAAAATTTTGCGTTTAAATCCAAAAATTAACATATGTATAATAAAAATAACTATTTAAATGCTAATAAAACATTCTAAGTACAAAAACACGGGCATTTTATTCGAATTGTTAGTAAGACAGATTACAGCAGATACATTATCTGGTAAAAATTCTGAGGCAACTAATATATTAAAGAAACACTTTAGCAAAACAGAATTAGGCCGTGAATACAAATTATATGATAGTTTACTTAAACGCACTAATTTGTCAGAAGGTAAAGCAGAACTTATAATTAACACAGTATTAGAAAGTGCTAAGCAATTAAATCGTACGTCGCTTAAAAAACAAAAATACAATTTAATTAATGAGATTAAAAAACATTACAATTTAGAAGAATTTTTTAAAACCAAACTTCCAAATTATAAATCTCATGCCGCAATTTATACGTTAATTGAGTCATATAGTGATGGTAAAAACGTATCTCATGAACAAACTATAACTAATAAATTAGTATTATTAGAACATATATCTGCATCTCCTAAAGTAACAAAATCAACAGATACATTTATGAATGAATTTGCTAAGGAAGATAAAGATACTCGAATATTAACTTATAAAATATTATTAGAAAAATTCAACTCTAAATACTCAGATTTTAGTAATAATAAAAAATCCATTCTTAAAGAATTTATTAATAGTGTAGATAACACAAATAAATTAAAAGAATTTTACAATTCTAAAATTAATGAAATTAAAAGTGAACTTGTTACATTAAATAAAAAAACCAAAAACCAAATTACTAAAATTAAAATAAATGAAGTATCTACACTTTTGGTTAAATTAGATAAAAATGATAAAGTAACTAACGATCAATTAGTAAATTTACTTCAACATTGTGATTTATTAGAAGAACTACATTTAATTAATGGAAAATAAAGAACCAACAGGATTTGAATTTAGCGACCCAAAAACTGACACAGAAACAGGTAAAATTTCTTGGGATGTTAAGTACAAAGCTGATTATGCATTAGTATATAAAAGATTTAAGGAACTTAATAAAGTACTTAAGGATTTTACAACATATGATGAAGTTAGAAAAGATCTTAAATTAATGGAAATTAATAAGTGGTTTAATACTTTATACAATACATTTAGAACTCACCTCAGAAGAGAATATCCAAACCAATATAAACAACTACAAACAATAGATGAAAATCTAGTTAAAGAACTTGTTCGTAAAGCATTAGAAGAAGAAAGTGCTACTGGAGCGGGTGCAGGTGCTGGTTCATTTACACCAGGTGAAGGAGCTCAATATGCTACTAAATATGCATATAATCCAAACAAAAAAGCTAAAGGCGCTGAAAATATTTATTACTATAAGTTAGGTTTCAAACCAGTTAATACTAAAAATTTAGATGAAAATGAAGAATCATCACAATCATATGTTGATTCATTAAATTTGTCAGATCCAGCTTTAAAACAATTCGTAGACACTAGAATAACAGATTTTGATAAAATAGAAGATAAGATAAATACTTTACTTCCATTACTAAAAAAGGCTAAAACTGAAACAATGGAGTATTACAAAATATCTCCTGATTTTAAAATTAAATACGGTACGGATTTAGCAGTAGATTACTTAGACGACTTAATAACATTATTTAAAGACAAAAAATAAAATGGCAACATTACAAGAACACTACAACCAAATTAACGAAGGTAAAGGAAACAAAGCTCAGTTTTTAAAACAAGCTAGAGAATTATTCCCTCAACACTTCAATCAATATTCTGACTTTAATACAGTTACAAACGTATTAAAATCTAAACAAATCATCAGTGAATCAAAAACTAATGTTGTCACTAAAGGATTTGATATCTACGATTGGAAAAAAATATTAGCTGAAGAAGTTAAAGCAGAAGAAAAAACAACATCTAAAGGTGTTATTGATACTCAAAAACATGCTTACGATAACGTAGACATGAAAAATGCTGATAATATTAACTTCAATGAAATCATGAAAGGATTTTATGCTGAGTTAAAAGATCCAAAAAACCACGATAAAACTGGTGATGAAATTAAAGCTATGGTTGTTAAAAACTTAGGTAAAGATATTTTACACTATACTAAAGATGGTATGTTTGGTGAAAAGGGATTAGGATTTACTACTGAAGCTCCAGGTTTAGGTACTCCAAAAGAACCTAAAGGTAAATTTAAATCGTCAGGATATGGTGATTTAGATACTGAAGTAAAAATCAAAGAACTAAAATCAAATGTTCAAGACTCATTAGGTGATAAAGAAGCAGAAACTTCAATGCCTAAAAAAGTTAAAGAAATGTCTGTAACTCCTCAAAATTCAGCTGGCGTTAAAAAAATGAAAATGCCTGGTGCTGAAAAAACGATGAAGTTGCAAGAAGGTGTAATTAATGAAAACGAAGCAGTTTATGATCAAATAGCCGATTTAGAACATGATTTGATGTTAGCTAAAAATGATGAACATAAAGCTGAAATCGAAGCAAAAATCAAATCATTAGAAGCAGAATTATTAAATGAAAATGATGAAGATGATGATTTATTTAATACTAGAAAAGAAGCAGAAAAATTAGCAATGGATTTATCTCGTTTTAAGAAAAACGAAATTTATTATGTTGAAGAAGAAAATGGTAAATATAAAGCTGTAGAAAGTATGTATGACGAACCACCAAGAGGTGTATATTTTCAAAATG